ATATGGGCGCTCATCTCAGTTCGCGACGCGCTCCGGGCCAGAGTAGACGCGCGTCTCCTCCGCCTGAATCGTCGTGAGCTGGTTCAGCGCAGCCGCGAGCTTCGACTTCGTCTCCGCCTTCGGCATCTCCGCGATTGCACTGTGCAGGAACTGGATCGAGTGCTGGAGCGACTCCATCTTCCCCGCCTTCTGGCGGTTGCTCGCCGCTGCCTCTGCCGGGTGCATTACGCGGTGCCCTGCTGGTAGGTGATGCCGACGCGGATCGTGACCGCCGACAGGTTGACGGCACCCGCGATCTCCGTCGTCCCATTGAAGTAGCGCATCTTCCAGTTGGTCCGGTCGAGGCAGAGGGCGTGCCCGGTGGCCGGGGTCTCGGCGTCGAACTGAAGGATCTGGTTGGCGTTCGCGGGAAGCGCCGTCAGGTTGGAGTACACCTCGGGGAAGAGGGCCGCGACCTGGGCGGCGGTCAGCACCTCACCGTTGGCGGTGTACGAGGCGGGGCCGGTGATGTCGACCAGCACGGTGCGGATGTTGCCCTGGCGCTGGCGACGAACGGGTGTGATCGTGACTGCCATGATGCTCCTTCTCGATAGGAGTGGCTACCCGATCCTGGTGCAGGACAGGGAGCCGGTGTAGACGGTGGCCGCGGTCGCGTTGGCGACAGCTCTGAGCGCGACGACGTTGGCGCCGTCGAGCGCAACCCGTGGGATCTCGAACGGGATGAGGACGTTGAGGACGTTGGTCGGAAGGTCGACGAGGCCCGCGTTGTTGACGAGCAGGCGAACGTTCTGAGCCGCCACTTCCAGTGCCCCGGTGATGATGTAGTTACCGAGGATGCGGTAGATCCCGATCGGCGGCGCGGCACGAGAGACGAAGTTCGCTCCCGCCCCGGGGGCTGCCGCCGTGCCGCCCTGGGCCAGCGAGTCGGCGATGCCGAAGGGGGAGGTCGGGATCGGGATGCCCGACCCCTCCGGGGTGTCGTCGTAGTAGCAGATGTCGAGCACCGCAGCGGAGCCGACGGCGATTGCCTGAAACTGCACGAGGTTCGAGACGACCGGGATCACGGTCCCCGGCTGCACGAGCTGACCGACCGAAGAGGTCGGGGCGGTGCCGTCGTCTCGCAGGCGAACCGGGGCGCCCATCACGTAGATCGTGGCGAACAACGCCCCACGCGGGATGGTCAGCGTGGCGGCGGCGCCCGTGGTGACGTTCAACTGCTGGTAGCCCAGAGGGCGGGAGACTCGGCTCATACCAGGAGTGTTCCGGAGGCGTCGGACGTCCCGCTACGCCCTGATGTTCCCGGGCTGAGGGGAGAGCCGGTTGACGAACGCGGGCGGGACCGGGATCGGCTTCGAGAGACCCGTCTCGGGGCCGCCCATCGCACCGAAACCACCCTGGAGCCCGGGAGCTGTCGTGCCCGGCATCGAGGAGGACTGCTTCGCCTGCTCGTGCTCGGCGTAATGCTCCTGCAAGGCCCTGACGACGTCTTCCATGCCGGGGATCAGCTGGTGGGCGGAGATCGCCTCCAGGTGCTCGCGCATATGGATGTCGTGCGCGTCCGTCTCGCTGACGGTGACGACGCCGCCCTTCGCGATCAGCATGTTCTCGATGTCCGCCTTCTCCGTCTGCACCTGATCGGGCGTGATCGGCAGCGGCAGAGCCTTCCCGGCCTCCAGCGAGTCGTAGAGCCACTGGGTCGGGAGCGGGGCGCCCGAGCTGATCGAGCGGTCGAAGAGGTCGAAGACCTTCTGGATCTCGGCTGCCTGGTTGCGCGGAGCCGCGGCGCCTGTACCGACCTTGACGTACACCTCGGGCGGCATCCGAGAGGCGTCGAAGACGAAGGCGTCGATCTGATCGTTGTCGCCAGGAAGGACGACCTGCTTCGTCGGCCCCCAGTAGGTGCGGATGTCCTGGAGCGTGAACTTGACGAGCTGCTGCACGTTGGTCCGGATCGCCTTCATGATCGGGCCGACGCGGCGGTCGTCCTGCTCGGCAAGGAGAGCCATCGCCGAGTAGGCGCTGACGCCGCCGGGGGCGCCCTGCCCGAGCGTCACCTGGCCCATGCCCATCACCTTGTCGATGTCCGAGTCGTGCATCTGGATGTCCTGCGCCATCCAGGGCCCGGGCCCGGTGCCAAGCGTCTCGACGGGGAACTCCACCCCGGTGCGAACCTCGATCACCTCGGCGACCTTTCCTCCCGGGAGCTGCGTCACGGAGAGCGCCCCGGGACGCGCGTAGATGCGGCCGAGACCGGAGCGGTCCTTCATCTCGATGTACTGGGAGCGCGAGCGGTTGCGCTGGCGCTGCGGCCCGATCCCGGGCTCGATCTGACCGATCGGCCAGAAGCGGTCGGGGACCATGTTGTACTTGAAGAAGCGAATGCCGATCTTCGGCTCACCGTCGATCTTGTAGCCGAGTCCTTCCTTCTCGCGCAGCTTCGTGTCCTGCGCCCACCAGATCCGGCGCCCCCCAGGATGCTCCCGTGTCGGCATCTCGTAGCCGGTGTAGAGGATCGCGTGGTTCTTCAGCCGCCCCGTTGTCGTCTGAGACACACCGTCCGAGTCGCTGACCGAGTCGCGCAGCCCCGCCATGTCGAAAGCGGCAAGGTTCTGCTCGGTGATCCCCTTGGCGACGTCACCGAACTCGGTGCGCAGGCGCCCCAGGTCCATCGGCCGCTCGATGATGATCCAGGGGAAGTCACGCTCATGGACGATGCCCGGCGGCGGCAGGATGTTGGTCGGGGAGAGAGGGCGCCACTCCAGCTTCCCGCGCACGGTACGGACGTCGAACTGCCCACCCTTCGCGTAGTGGTCGGCCACCTGGCTCGTGTCGTAGGACGGCTGGCCGTTGATGAAGGGGACGTTCTCGGCGATCACCGGCCCGCGGTCGGGGGTCCAGAGGCACTGGATCGCGGAGAGGCCGAAGGAGCACATGCGGAGGATCGCGTCGTAGAGAACGTCGTCGGCGTCAAGCTCCTCGTCCCAGGCGTACTCCAGCGCCTTGTTCGCCTGTCGGGCGTAGCTCTCGTCCTCCTGTGAGTCGGAGCGGAAGAAGAGATGGGGACGCATGTCGTCGGAGATGAACTTGCCGACATTCGTCATCAGGTACGAGGTGAGCACGTTGACGGTATGCCGCTCACGGTTCTGCGGGTTGGGCTCGCTGACGATGCGGCGGTCGCGCCGGGACCAGCCGACCCACTGCTTGTTCGAGATGAACGACTGGCAGAGCGACCAGACCGGCTCGTACCGGCGGCGGTCGCGCGACGCCTGCATCTGCCGTTCCTTCCAGACCCCGAGGTCAGAGGTCGCCGGGGTGAAGTTGACGTCTCCACGGCGAGAAGGGAAGGTGTCGTACGACATCTGGCTCATACGTGCCTACCGTTCCGGGGAGCGAGGAAGAGGTCGTCGTCGTCGTTGAACTCGGCCATGTCGACGAAGTCGCTCTCGGGCTCCGGTGGCCGCGGGGGCGGGTCGTACGGCATCGGCCTTTCGGCCAGAACCATGATGCGGTCGAGCAGGCGCTGGCGCTCATCGGCGGCCTCCGTGAGCAGGCGGTCGTAGCGCCGCTCGGAAGCGGCGAGCATCGCCAGCGCCTTGCTCGTTCGCATCAGCATCAGGCGGGAGCTTCCGCCTCCGCCTCGACGGCGGGGTCATCGGCCGGTGACTCGGGCTCGATCACGGGCTCCTCCACGGGCTCGGGCTCCTCGCCGATCAGCACGGGCTTCTCGCGCTCGGTCTCGGCGATCGCCTCGGCGACGGCGAGATCCTTGAGAGCGTGGCGGAGGTCCGACTGGTAGTCGACGATGTCCTTCAGCACCCCGTCGCGGATCGAGTCGGACAGCCACTCGATCGGGAGGGGGGCTCCTGCGGCGATTGACTGCCGGTACTGATCGAGAATCAGGTAGTAGGCCCCGAGGCGGTCGGGATCCCCGACTTCGGGGTAGGTCTCCTTCTTGCTTGCCATCGTCCTCTCCTTACCGTCGCTTGCGCATCATCATCGAGGCGCCGATCTGCTGGAGGGCAGCCTGCACCGGGTCAACCTGGAAGGGTACGGGCTGTCCCGGCGACATCCCCGGCTGCTGGCCGAACTGCATGGCAGGGTTCAGCGTCGTGAAGGCGTTGCCGGGGTCTCCGAGGGGGGTGGGGAGAGCCGGGCTGCGGAGCTGGCTCGGGAGAGGGGCCTGCGGCTGCTGGCCGAGACCCATGCTCAGGGCCTGCATCATCCCGCCCACCGGCTGCTGCGCCTGGAAGTTGATCTGGCGGCGCTGGTTGGTCGCCGCCACGTTCGGGGCGACGCGCGCCGAGCGGTAGAGGCCGCCGAGCTGCTGGCCGCCCATTCCGACGGAGAGCCCGACCCGGGCATTGCGCCGGACCGTGCCGCGGGTGAAGTCCGAGAACATCAGGCAGCCGTCGAGGTGCTGATGCCGCTGATGACGCGACCATCCCAGGCGACGAGCCCAGAGGTGACGAGGTCGCCGATGTGCAGAGTCTTCTTGGAAAGGGCGCCGCGCAGCCCTGCGATCTCCTGGTTCAGCGTCTCGTTGACATCGTGCATCTCCTTGATCTTCGTGATGTCGACGAGCTGCCCGGTGAGGCGGCCGATGCCGACGGCGCAGCCGGGATTCTCGGGCGTCCCGACGCAGAGGTAGACGCCACCCTCGGCGTCGAGGATGCCGATCGCGGTCGGGACCTTGACGAAGGGGACTTGGAGATCAACGAACGGCCCCGTGGTGGCGCCGCAGCACATGCAGGAGCCCGGGGATCGTGTCGCCTGCTGCGTGAACAGAAACTGTCCCATGTCACTCCACTCCGAGGAAGATGTTGCCGACACCGTTGTGCCGGTCAAGGGCCTCTCGCATTACACGAGAATGATGCAGTGAGCGTCGGTCGTCGTGCTCCTCCTCCGACCCTTCGTCTGGGACCCTGGCCGCCGGGGTGCGGCTCTGGACCGCGTATCGGAGGGCGTCGCTGAGATCGTCGTTCTTCTTCTCGACGTCGTCCGAGTTGTCCTTCATCCGGAGGTTCGGCAGCTCCTTGATGAGCTGCGGGCAGGTCGAGAAGATCGAGAGCCGGTTCTCTGTCAGCAGCTCGTCGATCCGGGCCCAACCGGAAAGCCGGTCGCTGTTCGCCTGGGCGCAGAAGATGCCGTGGTCGGACAGCTCGATCGAGATCGTGTTCGTCGCCATCCGCGCCTCCCGGAAGAAGATCATCGGGTCGGCCCAGGTGACAACGGGCTTCACCTGCTTCGCCTCGCGAACTGCGTGCATCTGCTGGGCGTGCCAGCCGACCGGGCGCTCCTTCACCTTGTGCTCGGCAAGCACGAAGTGGTGCTCGTACTCGTCGACCGCGACCCAGAGGACGGCGAACGGGTGCGAGTAGCCGTAGTCGAGACCCTCGATCACCTCCCAGTGGCGAGGGATCGGGAAGGGGTCGCAGACGTGCCTCTCCTTCGCGAACACCTTGAAGCGCTTGGAGCCGAACGAGCCCCACTCGCCGAGGACCATCCGCTTGAAGTACTCGGGGTTCTGGGTCTCGGTGCGGACGCGGGAGAGGAAGTAGCGCTCGTCGAGGTTCTCGCGGTTGTCATACAGCGTCCCGTGGACGTAGCGGCACTGCGGGAACTTGGAGCTGGTCTCCTCGTCGATGAAGCGCTGGTAGACCCAGTGGTCGGTCGGGCCAGGGTTGGCCGCCAGCAGCATCTTGCCGGGGCCGCGAGGGTCGGAGAGGCGGCCGTTCAGCTCCTCGTAGAACTCGGCCCAGTCGGGCCCGTCAAGCTCCTCGACCTGGTCGATGAACATCGCGTTGAGGGAGATGTTGCGCAGCTTGGCGCGGCCCTCCTCGGCGCTCTCCAGGTTGCGGAACATGATCTCGGCTCCGTTCTTCAGGCGCACGGTGCGCTCGCTCTTGAGCCAACCCGAGGGGTCGTAGAGGGCTGGGGGGAGGGCTGGGGGCATAGCGCCCTCGCCGGTCATCATGATCTTCATCGTCGAGTCGATCAGCTCGTTGTACGTCTTCCGGGCAACACAGTAACGCCCGCCGTAGCGCCAGGCCCACTCGACGATCTTCTTGCAGGCGGCCTGCGTCTTGCCGAGCCGGATCGAGCCGTCGAAGAGGATCTCCTCGGCCCCCGGCTCGTCACACGCCTCGTAGAAGCGCTGCTGGACCGGGTTCGGCTTCGTCGTGTCGGTGACCCGGATGACGTGGTAGTCGCCCTCGACCGTCTCGGTGACGACGAAGCGAGGTGCCTCAGCCACGCTTGCGCGCTTCGTGGTAGGCGGCCACCGGGTTCAGCGTCTCGTACGAGATGCTGGGGTTCACCTCGTCGAGCCGGGTCGCGGTCATCAGTTTGGACCAGGGGCCGGTG